ACATTGCTGAGTTTGCAAAACTCATTGGTATCAATGCTTCCCTACTGCGTAACTACATCAATGGGTTCAAGAAGCCATCCAAAGAAAGGGAAGAAGAGATATTAAGATGTATCCATAAGATTGGATCAGACTACTGTACTGTTACTTTTTAAGACAGAAAATTGATTGGATACAAACAAAAAAAATGGTTCTTCCATTAAAAGCGTAGATTGTTAATAGAATGAGTTTAATCCACATACATGGTATGACTACTCCCTATTAGATGGTTTTAGAACTGCGGATAAACTATGTAATAAATGTGATTAGGTATGATATCTATTTGTCTTTTACAAACAATTTATTCCCATGCTATTGATATCTTGTAAACTATTTTCACTCAGTTCAAAACCAACACATGCTCTTTTGGCTTCTAAAAGACGCCCTTTTCAAGTGCAACTAATCCTTGAAAATAAAGAAAAATCGAAGTTTGTGCAAACTGACTGATAATGAACAGGATATGAAATAATTTGCATAAAACTGCTCTATTTGTAAAAGGCAGGAAAGTGCGGATTTAAGCAAAAGTTCAGTTACTAAATCATTACCAAGATTTGAGGTAGGTAACTAAAAGCAGAGGTAGATAACTGAAATTATTTTCTCTCGTGTGCCTGTTGCATTGGTCGGCAATTTTCTGCATAAGTAAAGAACGCTTTAATTCGGGTAACTTTGCCCATAAAAATTAAGGCGTATGAAAACAGAAAAGATGAAGGTGTTGCTCTACCTCAAAAAGAGCGGAAAGGATAAGCAGGGTAAAGCTCCCATTATGGGACGTATTACGCTTGGAAAGAGTATTGCGCAGTTCAGTTGCAAGCTGTCCTGCAATCCCGATTTGTGGAATCCCCGTGAAAGTAGAATGGACGGAAAGAGCCGTGAGGCAGTGGAAGTGAATGCCAGATTGGAAAGTCTGCTGCTATCCGTCCAAACAGCCTATCAGTCTCTGCTATCCAAAGGTTGCCCATTTGATGCAACTGATATAAAAGAGGAATTTCAAGGAAGCGTTCAATCTAAATGTATGCTTATTGAAAGAATGGATAGGCTCATCAAAGAGAAAGAAAACCATATCGGCATTGACATCAAGGAGGGAAGTATATTTGGCTACTATTCCACTCGTACCCATTTGCAGAACTTTATACAAAGGAAGTATAAGGTTGCTGATTTGGCATTTTCACAGCTTACTGAGCAATTCATATACGACTTCCAACAATACTTTATGGATACTTGTGGGTTTCAGGAAAGTACGTTCTATAATGCCGCTACCCATCTGAAAACGGTGTGTAGATTGGCTTATCGTGAAGGATTAGCCGATATTTTGTTGTTTGACAAAATCAAGGTAAGCAAAGGCGACAAGAAACTTCCCAAAGCACTTGACAGGTGTTCGCTTGACAGACTAATGAATATAGAGTTTGAAGAGCTGGAGGAGGAAATGGGAACCGCAAGGGACTTGTTTGTCTTTGCTTGCCATACGGGTGCTGCCTATTGCGATTTGATGGAGTTAAGCAGATTGTATCTTGTCCGTGATGATGAGGGAAGTCTTTGGCTGAAGTTCAACAGGCAGAAGACAGGCGTACTTTGCCGTATCAAGTTGTTGCCCGAAGCCATCAGAATAATAGAGAAGTACAAGAGCGATGAAAGGGAAAGCCTATTGCCACAGATGAAATATGCCACCTATCAATCGTATCTTAAAGCATTGCGCCTAAGAGCAGGCATAGCCTTTCCCTTTACCACGCATACGGCAAGGCATACCTTTGCCACGCTCATTACCCTTGAACAAGGAGTACCGATAGAAACGGTGAGCAAGATGTTGGGGCATAGTAACGTGAGTATGACCGAACGGTATGCAAAGGTTACGCCACAAAAGCTGTTTGTGGAGTTTGAGCGTTTCCTTTCTTTCACGGAGGATATGCAGATGAGTATTTAGCAATAGTAGTATTAAAACTAAAATCATGATGAGAAGTACATTCAAGACACTGTTTTATATCAACAGACAAAAGACCAAAGCAAATGGTCTTACCTCCATACTCTGCCGTATCACGATAGATGGCAAGAACTCTGTTATTACCACAAACGAAGAATGTAAGGCTGCGGAGTGGAACTCAAAACAAGGAATAACAACGGACAAGAAAACCAATCTTCGCCTGCAATCATTCAGGGAACTTGTAGAAAAGACCTATCAGGAACTGCTCCTAAAAGACGGAGTGGTAAGTGCTGAACTGCTTAAAAACAGATTGCAAGGCATAGCAACTTCTCCCACCACTTTGTTGGAGCTTAGCAATACAGAACTACAATCGGTAAAGGAAGGTGTGGGCAAATCAAAGGCAGAAGGTACATACACTAACCTCTGCTATGCTAACAGGATGCTGTGCGAGTTTATAAAGAACTTAGGAGGTAAGGATATAGAAATCCGAAGCATAACGGAGGAACTGTTTGAGGAATACCGCTTCTTTCTTAAAAAGAAAGGATTGAAAGGGTCTTCTATCAACAATTATCTTTGTTGGCTGAGCCGTTTGATGTTCCGTGCGGTAAGCCAGCGCATCATTCGCTATAACCCATTTGAGCATGCAGAATATGAAAAGGTGGAAAAGGCTATCCGTTTTCTTAGCAAGAGTGATGTAGCAAACCTGATGGCTATGAAGATGTGTGATAGCGATGCCGAACTTGCAAGACGGATGTTCATCTTCTCCTGCTTCACTGGTTTAGCCATTACGGATATGGAACATTTGATGTTTGGGCATATCAAGAGTGCAGCGGACGGACAGATGTATATAAGAAAGGAGCGTCAGAAGACCAAGGTGGAGTTTATTGTGCCGTTACACCCCATTGCCAAGACGATTATCGAGCAACAAAGGCAACTACAAGCGGTGAAAGAAGAAAGCAATAACACGAATATGGATAATCGTCTTATCTTTCAACCCTGTTGCAGCAGAAGTGTATTAGCAGCGAAGTTAAGCATAGTAGGCAAGGCTTGTGGTATTAAGCAACGTCTGTCCTATCACATGGCAAGGCATACCTTCGGAACGATGTGCCTAAGTGCAGGTATTCCCATTGAGAGCATCGCCAAGATGATGGGACACGCATCAATTGCAAGTACGCAGATTTATGCGCAGGTAACGGACTGCAAAATTTCCAAGGATATGAACAGGCTCATCGCCAAGCATAAGTGTACGAATGGGATAATTGAAAAGACTGCATATAAAACAGTGGTGTAAGGTTAGAGAGGAAAGTGAACTTTCAGGCATCAAAAAATGATAACAGATAATCAATGAAAGAGGTGTAAATATGAAAGCAAAGCATCATCAAAAGGACGACCAAAGAAAGTCAGAGTGTAATCAGTCCGATGACAATATAAGAAAAGTTATCGAGCGAAGTTTTTTTGAGTGGAGCGATGGTATGCGTGTTATTCGTCAAGGAAAGGGAGAGGTTGCTATGACAGAGGGCGAACTGGCAAAGTTTTTCGGAGTTAGTTGGCAAAAAGTTAATCACAAGGTCAGGCTTATAAAACAGACTATGTGCTTAAAATATTATGAGATAGAAGCAGGTAATGCTACCAGCAGCATAAGTAAGCAGGGGGATAGCGTGGAGAGTTATGCGCCACTCTGCCCCTTGCCCATTATCATCGCCCTTTCCTTTCATCTTAACAGCGTAGAGGCAGGTATGTTTAGAAAATATCTCTGCCAAAGGCTGCAATCTCCTGCGCCAACATTCATTCCTATTATTGTTGATACAGGTGGCACACAGGGGTGCTGAGTGGCAGTTATACAGACTACTGATTATATCCTTTTTCTTTCACTGTTATATCTAACTACATAACTACATTAAAGGTAAAGCGGTGAAAGAGAAAGGATTAACGAGTAGTTATAATGTAGGATATATAATAACTACAATATAACTACTTTTTTAAATATATGCTGCGTTTTGGCATATCCAGTATATAACTTTGCAACCAAAATAAATTAAAGATTTATAAACTTATACCAAATTTGATATATTGCTGGGAGGAATTCTATCGCATATCTCCTAAGAATAGTAAGATGATAGAATGTTCAGCTATGGGGTTATTTGTTCTTTTTGGAAGCAAAATTATAGCAAACATTTCGTATAACCATGGAATCTATATAACATGGACTAACATGGATAAAATGCTATATAATAAGGTTATAGCCATAGATATATGCTGAATAGCATGTTTATGAAGGAAATAAAGCTGAAAATGAAGATTTTGGATAAAACTTGTCTGTTTTTGACAATTATGTATTATCTTTGTAGAGTACTAATGATATAATTTGGTCACATGGTAAACTCAAACATGTTACTCGCACGTATTAAGCAGCTCCGAGAAGAGCTGAATGTACAGCAGCGTCAAATGGCAGACGCAATTGGTGTGGATGCACCGATGTATAGCAGGATAGAGAGAGGTATTCGACCTTTCCGAGATGAGTATATTGAGCCTATGGCGAAGATACTCAAGGTTGATGAGGATGAACTGCGTTCCTTGTGGACGGCAGATAAAATCATCAATGTCACAAAGGACGAGTCAGACAGTGTGGCTCAGCGAGCGCTCCATCTTGCGAAGAGTGAGATAAAGACCAATCCAGACTAATCTTCTGCAAATCAGCAGATGGACTAACTTGGATATGGTTATGTGGAACAAAGACAGTAATTTTGTAAATTATGGCAGAGAAGACAACTTCGGTAGATAATGCACAAGAAAAAGACGAGCTGGTATTGGAAGATAACCAGTTAGTTTGTGCACTCACCAATAAGGTCGTGAAAGCGACAGATAAAGAACTCACACTTCAGTCAATGATTGATATGATGGCTGAAGAATATGGATTTGCACCTGAAGACATGGAACGTGACTTCAGAGTGACATACAAAGAGCCTGATTCAGATAAGAGTCGGGCTCAAGCGGTTGATTTGGCTATCTTTGAGGCAGGCATGGCTCATGTGGTAGAGAATCTGATTCGCTTTGTGGTGGTGGCTAAGGATGCAAAGGTGAAACCCACCGATGCAAAGAAGGGCGTGGATGCCATGCTCGACAACATCCTTACTTTCACAGACTGTGAGTTTGGCTGCTGGACCAATGGTGAGGACTTGCATTATCGCTATTATACGGAAGATGACTTTGGTCAAGCTGAGACCCAAGACATTTCGGACTTTCCTGCCAATGGCCAAACGCTTGCCGATCTCGAAGCGCAAGGCGACCGTGCCATGCCTCGTAAGCCGGCCAATGAGTCGCTTATCAAGACATTCAAGCGCTGCCACGACTACATCTATGGCAATGAGGGTATGAAGAAGACGGCCTTTTGGGAATTGTTGAACCTCATTTTCTGTAAACTCTACGATGAAAAGCGTCGCAATATGGATGCCAAAGAAGGTATCAGTTACCGTCGCCGTTTTTGGGTAGGTGTGAAAGAACAGTTTACCGAAGAGGGCCGCAAGGCTGTGGCCGACCGCATTCGTGGCCTTTTTGAAGAATTGAAAGAAAGCCAAGTATTCCGTGATGTCTTTGACGGTTCGGAGCAGATTATGCTTTCCGACCGTGGCCTTGCTTTCGTGGCAGCTGAGTTGGCAAAGTATTCTTTCCTCGATGCGACGGTCGATGTGAAGGGTACGGCTTACGAAACCATTGTGAGCAACACATTGAAACAAGAGGCTGGTCAGTTCTTCACCCCTCGCAACATCATTAAGTGTATGGTGGAGATGCTCGACCCCGACCAAAACACCCGTGTGCTCGACCCCGCTTGTGGTTCGGGTGGTTTCTTGGTGACCGTGCTTGACCATGTTCGTCACAAGATTACACGCAACCTTTATCCTGAATTGGACGAGGTACGCTTGGCAGCACGTGTTAATACGCCCGAGGTGGATGAATTAGTACGCAACTATGCCGAAAAGATGATTTTTGGCTTCGACTTCGATCCAGACTTGAAGAAGGCCGCCCGCATGAACATGGTGATGGCAGGTGATGGCCATAGCAATATCTTCAACATCAACTCACTGGATTATCCGCAAGGTGATAAGCCCGACCGTCCACTTATTGCAGAAGCTGTCAATGAAAGCATCAAGCACAGCAAGGACAAAGACTTCCCGTTTGGCACATCTGAGGACAATGCACAGGGTAAGTTCGACATGATTTTCACTAACCCGCCATTTGGAGCCAAAGTGGAAGTGGATGTGGAGATTGCTCGTCGTTATGCGTTGAATAGCAATGCTCCTGAAGTACTCTTCATTGAAGCCTGCTACAAATTCTTGAAGCCCGGTGGCAAGATGGGTATTGTGCTACCTGATGGCATTTTGGGTAACCCCAACACCGAGAGTGTGCGTAAATGGATCTTAGAAAACTTCAAGCTTTTGGCATCAGTGGACCTTCCCGTTGAGACCTTCTTGCCGCAGGTGGGTGTACAGGCATCTTTGCTCTTCCTTCAAAAGAAGACTGCCGAAGAACTACTCATTCCTTTGGATAAAGAAGACTACGATGTGTTTATGGCCATTGTAGAGCAAGTTGGTAAAGACCGTCGTGGTGTGCCCATCTATAAGAAGGATGAAGATGGTGCAGAGATTCTCTTTGCCCACGAGAAGAAATGGCTAACCTATGCCGACAACGGACGCGAAATTGTACGCAGCCGCCGTGAACGTATCAAGCGTTTGGCAGACGATCTACCTGAAGTTGCTGCGGCTTATGCTAAATTTGTGGAGGAACATCAACAATGAAAAGTATCGCAATATCAATAGACAAAGTGAAGCAATCAACGAGAATGGATGGTAGTTACCATAACGCAGATATTAATGTGTATGATGACATACTTCAAGAGCATTCTTCTCATTGCTTGGACTTCTACTGCTCAAGCATATATACGACAGGTAGAGGCCGACGAGTCTATACTCGTCCAGATCATGGTGTCCCCTTCCTGAGCAATTCGGATATGACAACCCAAGATCCTCTAATGAGTTGTAATTACATGTCACGAAAATATGGCTATGATGAGCCTTCTTTATTGAAAGGAGGTATGATTTTAACAGGTCGTGTTGGTGCTATTGGACAAACTGCATTTGTACCTAAGTATTGGGAGAAACATAGTATGATGGGGTCGGACAACATTATTCGTATTGTTGTAAATGAACAATACAAAAATGGCTTCATCTATGCCTACCTGGCTTCCAAATACGGCAACTTTTCGTTTTGGAAACATGCGACTGGGGGAGTTCAACCATTTATTACGGATAAAATGGTCGCTGAGCTACCAATTCCAGACATGTCTGTTGCCTTTCAGCAAGAAGTAGATGACTTGATTCAAGAGTCAGCAAAAGTTCGTGAGGAAGCTGCGGATATGCTTGAAAGAGCCAAAAGAATTTTGAAAGAGAAAGCTGGTCTTGAAGATCTTAAACCTGAAGATTATGACTACTATGGTCATCGCTCTGCAGACAGAAAGGCTTCATGCTTTTCAATAAAACAAAAAGAAATTACTACGACTACTATTAATGCGTTCAACTATTCAAGAAGAATATTGAACACTAAATCAAAAATACAAAGTACTGTTCCTCTTAAAGAGGTTTTACTATATAATGATGTGTTTTCAACTGGCTCTTTCCCACGTGTAGAGGTTTCTGGGAATAATGGTATTATGCTAATTAACCAGTCAGATATATTTGATGCAATCATAAAAGGTAAACGCATCTCAAAACGTAGGGTAAAGACCGATAATTTAGTTGAATATGGCGAAGTTCTAATAGCTGGTGTTGGTACACTTGGCGATAGCGAGAAGTTCTGTCATGTGATTTTTGCTAATGAAGACCTTGTCGGACAGTTAGTATCAGGTGAATTTATACGAATGAAGACTACTAAAGAAGTTACATCAGGTTATTTGTTTGCTTGGCTTGATACAGACTATGGTTTTAGACTCATACGTAATACCCAGGCGGGGACAAAACTTTGTAGACCTATACCAAGAATGTTGTTAGAGATACCTGTTCCTCTAATTGACAGCGATTCTATGCAGGAAATTGATAGATTGGTTCGAGAAGCTCATACCAAGCGTTATCAAGCAAACTGCAATGAACGCAAAGCCATCTCGATGGTAGAAAAAGAAATCGAAAGTTGGACTACCTCAAAAAAGAATTAGCATATGGACGAAAACATAGAAATATTCACCCGCCTATGGGAACATGCCGAAAATGAAGTGGTAGAATTTAAGAAGGCTGAAACCAACTTCGATATAGATGAATTGGGTAAGTACTTCTCTGCCCTCAGCAATGAAGCTAACTTGCGTGAACGCGAGTTTGGCTGGATTGTATTTGGCGTGTGGGATAAGAAGCATGAGATTGTTGGTACCTCCTTCAAAGATGGTGAAGTGGCGCTCAACAAATTGAAGCAAGATATGTCGCAACATACCACTGACGGATTAATCTTTCGAGAGATTATTCCGTTGGAGGTGGAAGGCAAACGTGTGC